CCTGAGCTACTTACCCACTCACTAGCAGGAAAGTTCTCTGCATTGATCTCTCTATAGTTTACCATCCATTAGTCGCTTTCGTCGTGTGATCGGCCCCGGTCGCCCAAGCTCGATCAATCTCTTTCATTCGTTGTTGTTGCTCTACTGTCACCGTGTAGACGTTGCTCGGCTTGGGAGGCGCTGCCGGTGTCGAGATGCTTGGGAGGTGTCCCGAGGCTTGGAGCGTCACCCAATCGATCGCGCTTTGAGGAGCGATGAGCTCCTGAGCCATCTTATTAAACAGCTCGTCACCGATCAAGAGCGCGTCGCGCACATCGTATCGCTTATGATGCTTGACCTGCCGGTGCACCTCTTGTCGGTACGCGAGCCGATCATCAATGCGCGAGACATACCAGAGACCATCGCGCAGCTCCTCGGTGATCGGCTCAAGCTCGTGCTTTGACCAAGCGTCGTCCCAAGCTTTCTCGAGCACCTTCTCAGTCGGCTCCACATCTGAGCAGATTAGTTTTGAGTGTGGGTAGGTGTGAGGCTGATCGTTTGGCACATGCTGCTTGCATCGATCACACCAAACACTCCCCCTCTCATACTCCCAATAGACCTCGCTCGACTCCTCGCGCGCCTCTGGCTCTTGCTCTGCCTCTGTATTGAGAGAAGATTGATCTATATTGATATTATATTGATCTATATTGTTATTGGGTGGCGAAAGTGACACCCCCCCTGTGTCACTTATGACACTACCCCAGTGTCGTTTGTGACACCCCACCTGTGTCACATCTGACACCCCACCTGTGTCGCTTTCGCCACTAGTGTCACTTTCGCCACTAGTGACAGAATTGGTAAAATCTCCACTCTTGTCACCCATGTCATAAACGCCACTAGTGTCACTTTCGCCACTAGTGTCACTTGTGACATAGACAGGGCTGATCTCTGCCGGTGGTGCAGTCTGTGGTCTGTTGTCGAGTATGCTCTGGACAAGCTCCACATTCAGCCGGGTGTCTGCCTTGTGATGCAGGCGAGGTGTGTCAGAGCGCAGCTCAACAAGGCGCTCGAGCCACCCTGCTTTCTTGAGCGATGCCAGATGGCGCTTGACCTGTCGCTCGCCTTGGCTTGAGACCTTGGCAATATCGCGAGCGCTGACTTGCCCTGTCCAAGTGTGCCAGTCGAGGCGAGTGCATAGCATGATTAGGGTGTACTTCTGCGCAGTGGTTAAAGTCTCATCGAGGCCGATCGCTCGACGCACATCAAACTCTTTCATGAGAGCTCCTCTCGTTGGTGGTGCTCTATATGTAAACCTTTTGTTTGGCTTGGTCAACTTTAGTTTGTTGGCTGTGTGAAAATATTTGTTGACTTAGTGTATGGAGTGTGGCACAAGGGATCATCACCACATCACAAGGAGCCATCATGAAAGAGCGCCTAAAGAAAGACCTCAAGGTTGGTCGATATAATTTTGGTCACCTAGCAGAGGAGGCCAATGTCAACCGATCTTACTTGAGCCAGATTCTCAACGGATCAACCACACCATCAATTAAGGTCGCAACCTTAATCGCTATGGCAGCCAATCGTCTTACAGGCACAACCACTTACACACCTGATATGTTCATTACTATCGCACAGGAGCTCGACAAATGATCGACGTGCTACTCATCCTCTTTGCCTTTGTGTTCTTACTCGCACTCTGTGGTCTTATTGGTCTCGCGACTGATCGACTCACCCGAGCACCTGAGCCAGAGCGCAAGCCCGATCCTTTTACGAGTCGACAATTTAAGAGCGACGAGATCGCGCACCTCGTGCATCAGATCGCGATTCATGATGCGATTCATCCGATCAGCCCTGCCAACTATCACGACTCGACCCAGAACAGCATCGAGCACTGGGTGAGTGAGCGCACCGGGCGACGCTTTGTGATGTCAAGCAAGGACTGGTTCCACATCGCTCGAGCCTGGTACGTCACACGAGACCAAGACCTGCACAACCGTTGCGAGAGCCTTAAGCAGCGCCTCGCCCTCAACAGCTAAACAACCCCAACGAATGGAGCAAGACACATGAGCATCTACACACCAAAGACCCTCGACCAAGCAAAAGAGATCGCATCTCTCATCTCTGACAACCCTCGCGACTGCCTGCGCCTGCACGCTGCCTTTGGCGCTCACTTTGCCGGTGATATGGCGATCACGCAAAACAACAGCTTTATGCTCAGAGGTAAGGCGTCGCTAAATGCCGACGCGATGGCGGGCATCGTGCGTCGCTCGGGTCTCTGTCGTTATATGGTGATCACGAGCTGGGATGATACACACTGCACATATGAGTGTGCGCGCACCGATGAGCCCGAGGCGATCAAGCATGTGTTCACCTACACGCTCGATATGGCAAAGGCGCAGGGCTTGACCCGTAATCGCAACTGGCAACAGATGCCTCAACAGATGCTCAGAGCGCGAGCGCTCACGCTCATGCTGCGCGCTGTGTATCCCGACGCGACCTCTGGCATGTACTCGCCCGACGAGATCGCGGATAACATGAGCATGAATGATGATGAGCGTGCGCAGATCAGTGCTGACTCACTAGGCGAGGAGCTCCGCACACCGACCAGACAACCGAGCGCAGCACCGAGGCCAAGCGCGCCACCTCAACAGCACAAAGCCATCGAGCACAGCGCGCCACCGGTCGAGGATGCACAGGCGCAAGAGTATCAGCAAGCAGCTCGCGAGCTGTATGAGATCTCACAGATCGGTGATCTTGACGAGGAGACAGGCGAAGTCTCAGATCATGAATGGGAGAATCAAGACGATGTTCAGCAGATCATCAAGCGAGGTCAGAGCGTCAAAACGAAAGACGACCTCGAGGTGTTCGTGTGTGGCCTCTGGGCTCTTGCCAACAAGCCCAACAACGCAACGCCAGACGCGATCGACGAACTGCACAAGCGAGCGCTCAAGCTCGGTATTTCAGATGCTCGACTAGGCATCTTCTGATCAACCTTAAATCGTGGTGGGGCATACGACATCACCCCGAACGAATGGAGTAAGCTATGAAGATCAAGCTTAAACCCTTAAAGGACCACAACCCCATCGCAACCCTGCACAGGTCAAGCGAGAATCACCTGCCAATGCAACACCTGCGCGAGCTCGTGCAAAACTCGATCGAGGCCGGTGCAAAGAAAATCAGGATCTATGAAGAGCCTCAGTTTATCGCGCAAGGCATACGCAAGCTCGCGATCTGTGATGATGGCCCAGGTATGAGCCCAACAGAGATGCAAGACTATCTCACAGTCTTTAATCGCAGCTCTAAATCTACCGGGCTCGATGTGCATGGTAATTTTGGTTGGGGTGCTCGCGTGTCAACGATGCGCGATAACCCTCACGGTGTGGTTTATATCTCATACTCTGAGGCCGAGCCCAGAGGGTGCGTCGTCTGTTATTCTCAGAGCTGCCTTGTTGAATGGTCTGAGCTTGAGCCCATCGAGGGCACATCGAGCGTTTATCGGCTTGATGATCTCGCGCATGTCTCACCCGATGGCGTGCTTGGTTGCAAGCTCTGGGAGTGTGTAAACACATCGACGATCAAGAGCACAGGCATGATCGTGCTCTTGCTTGGTGAGGATCACGAGGCATCGAGCTGTGTAGACCTTAATGGTGCACCTCTTCAGCGTCGCAAGGTCACTCAGTATTTTAACGACCGGTATGACTATCTGCCTGATGATGTATCGATCTCGGTTCACATGACCAAATCGAGTAGCGCCAGAGGCTTTAGCAGCACAATAGAACTCATCACAGAGAGCCATGAAGTGGTCGAGAAGCATGGCTTTACGATCGAGGTTTATATCACCAAGACAAGACGAGAGCTCAAAGCTGATCAGGCTGCACTTGGCTATACCGGTCATGACGTTACAGAGGCAGATTATATCGGGTTTGAAGAATATCGATACGAGGGGGGATGGTATGCGCTCGAGTACAAGGGCGAGCTCTACCGGAACGAAAAGCCGAGCTTTGACGTTGCGCGCTCCTGGGGCATCTACGATTCAACAGTCATTCCCAAGGTCAAGCTCGTCGTGCATCCTCCTCATGCTGAGATATACAAAAACGGCAACGTCAAAGCACCCGGTGTGATGCCCAACCCTGAGCGCTCGGCTCTCATCTGGCGTCATAAGAAAGGCAGTGAGGCTCGTGATAACTTGATCCCACTCGATGAGGTCAAAGAGTATTTCAGCAAGAATCACCCTCCCAAGCTCAAAGAGCTGCTTGATCGGGCATACGATGAGGCGCGCAACAAGATCAGTAAGCTTGATCTAAAGTCAGAGAAAGACAAGATGCGCGACTTTTGGCAGATGGCCTACAAGCCAACCTCGCGCGTTAATCCTAACAAAGAGGGCGACGCACCATACAGCAAACCAAAGCCTGCAAGCCGAGCAAAGCCCAAACCTCAACCCGAGCCAAGACCTGAGCCCAACCCATCACCAGAGCCACAGCTCAAGACGCTCGACCCTACAGGCGAGTATACAGGCGAGCTCGTTGAATCAGATGGCGAGGTGAGAGGCGATGTGCATTTCATCACAGAGGCGCACAACAAGTACACGATCTATAAAGAGCTGCTCGCAAGTGAGGCATCGAATAAATATTATCCTCTGTTCTTTGAGCATCACCCGAGCAAGAACGCCTTTGTTTGTTGGGTACTCAAAGAGCACGACATCTTTGCTCGTATGGTGAAGTATTTCACCAAGCTATACGACAAAGAGGCAAAGCGCATCGGCATAAATAAAGATCAGCTCGAGCGCGAGGTATGGTCGACGCTTGAGCAGATATATGAGGGTCACATCATTATGATGGGGCTCGGCATTGTGAACAGCTACAACAAGAGAGAGCTCGCAAAACGAGAGTTTAACGTCGTGACCCAGAGGCCACCGATGCTTTTATTCTTAAAGTCTCTCGACTCGATTGTGCTCGATCAAGCGACTAAGGACATAGGCAAGGCGCTCAAGATCAAAGCGCGCAGGAGCTCTTGACGAGGCGCGCGACCTCTGCCATAAAGAGAGCCTCCTTGAATGGGGCTGCCTTTGGCGAGGCAACTTTATGACCCTTAAGCGCACACTCACTTAAACAGTGGGGGGGCTCAGCGCTTAAGGGTTTCTTATTAGCAGGCGAGCGCACCGTATGCGATCACAGCGACGAGCGAGAAAGCCCAAGCGTTATCGCCAATACTGTTCGCGATCTCGTCTGCAAAGTAGCTGAG